GCTCGATCACATCGAGTTCCGGAAAGTGCGGAATCTCGACGAAGATCGACTTCGCGGTGCGGGACTGCGCCGGCGTCCCGGCGGCGCCGCGTTCCTTGGCGGGCAGCACGCGCAGGACGTGGTTGTCGTAGCGCATCTCGACGATACGCGACGTCTTACCCTCGGCCGGGAACAGGCCGAGCTCGTTGGTCAAGCCGTACAGGTTCGGGATGACGTCGATCTGGTCGGTCAGGTCGACATGCGTGAACGGGAAGATTGCAGCAAGGTCCGGATAGGACATTTTTTCGCTCCTGCCGGCATGCGCCGGATGTGTGAAGTGGACGCCGCATCGCGGACGATGCTCGACGACGCGGCGTGAGGGGCCTCGCCGGCAGGCGGGCCGCTAGGCCGGTTCGGGGTCAAGGGTGTGTGCCGCCGGTCCGCGACGAACCGGCGGCTACGCGATCAGATCGAGCGCGAGACGATGCCGAGCGCCTTCAACTGCGCGAGCGCGGTCGCCTTCTGCGTGTCGGTGATGCCGGACGGCCATTCCAGGCCGTCGGTGACGACCACCGCCGGGCCGCGCGTGACGGCGACGCCGGACGCATCGGTGGTGGCGAGCATCTTCAACGGCATGAACAGCACGCCGGCGGCGTTCTGGGTGCCGTCGGTCGCCGACAGGTTGAGCGGCGCGAACTTGGCAGTTCCGGCAGCGGCGGCCACGTCGATATAGGCGACGTCGCCGACGGCGTCGGTGGTGCCGGACGCCTTGACGAACTTGATGCCGTTGTTGAACGTCGCGCCGGCCGAGAACGAACCGAGCGAGATGCCCGACGGATCGACCACCTCGAACACGGCCGCGACCGGTCCGGAGGAGTTGTAGGACGAGATCGCCACGATCGAATACCGGCCGGTCTTGGAGCCGGCGGCGACGGGCGTGGTGGCGTCGAGCGTGATCGCGCCCTTGCTGGCGCCGGAGACGTCGGTCTTGGTCGCGGTCAGCGCACCGACCGACGCCTGGCCGACGACCGTGCCGATCTCGTAGCTGGTGGCCGAGCTCGGACCGACGAACGTCACCTGCTCGGTGTTGTACTCGATGTCGCACAAGTACTTGAAGACCGCGCTCTGCAGCTTCTGGCGCGTGAAGGTTGCCGAATACATGGAAAAGAACTCCCCTGCCCGGCGCGACTGTGGCGGCCAGGCTCAAGTGGACGAAATTGCAGTGATCGCAGGACGGCCGCCGACGCGTGACCTGCGGCGGCCACCGCGCGAGGGTTACTGCCGCTGGATCGGCGCCTTGTTGATCTTGGCGAGTTGGCGGGTCACGGACGCGGCGAGGCCGGCATTCATGCTGTCATGGCTGGTGACGTCCTCGGCCGAGACCTTCGGCGTCGGAGTCGCCGCCATGGCAGCGTCGAGCAACGCCTGAGGAGCACCGGAGGCCGGAGCGGATGCCTTCGGCGCGGCGGCCAGCGTCGCGACGGCGTCGACGGCTGCCATGTCGGTGTTGAACGCGAGATGCCGGGCGAGTTCGTCGCGGCCGGCGGCCTCCTTGGCGGAAAGGATGGTCGAGATCCGCGCCTTGGCCGCGGCTGCGCCGGCTTTCTCGCCCATCTCGCGATTGGTCGTCGCGGTCGTGACGATCGCCTGCTCGTGATCCTTCTGAGAAACCGCGTCGGCCGCTGCAGCAACGGCCGAAAGTCCGGTGTTGTCCATTGTGGACTCCTGTGGGATGGCCGGTTGACGGCCGGGGTTAGACCAGCGCGACGAACTGCTCGAAAGCCGTGGTCGGTCGCATCACCTGGTCGGCGAGGCCGGCCTTGACGGCGTCCTCGCCTCGGTAGCCGAGCGCCTGCGTGGCAAGCGCTCCGTTCTTCGTCAGCCGCACGCCGCGATAACGGCCGACGGCGGCGGCGAATTCCTGCCGCGTCGCCTCCAGCTTCTCCAGGATGCGGGCGGCGACGTCCTCGGCGAGCGGCGCAAACTCATTGCCCTCGCCCTTGTGATCTCCGGCGGCGAGCACCGTGACCTTGATGCCGTCAGCCTCGAGCTTGCCGGAATAGTCGACGTGCAGCGTGACCACGCCGATCGAGCCGGCCCCGCCAGTCGACGGCATCACGATCTGGCGCGCCGCCGCGGCGAGCAGATAGCCGGCCGAATAGGCGAAGTCGGTCAGGATCGCGAGCGTCGGCTTCTGCTGCGACAGCGCGTAGATCATCTCGGCGGTGTCGAACGCTCCGGCAACCTCGCCGCCGTAGGAATCGACCTCGAACACCACCCCCTTAACCGACGGGTCGCGCATCGCCCGGGCGACCCGCGCCTGCAGTCCCTCGTAGGAGGTCTCGCCGGAATAGGCGCCAAGGAACTTGCCCTTGTGGACGAGCGTACCCTCGACCGGGATCACGGCGACGTTGCCAACCTTGAACAGCATGCGGTCGCCGGCGCCGTTGGCTTCGTAGGCGCGGCCGAGCGGGTCGCCGAGCCGGCCCATCGATTCCGACGGCCGGCCGTTCATGAACGATACGTGGCTGATCGGATCGGCGCCGACGACGGTCACGGCCTGGTCGGCCACGCCGAGAAATCGGCCGCCGATTGCCGAGACGATCGCGGCGGCCTTGCCAGCGTCGATCATCAGCGGCACGTCGAACACGCGCGCGGCAAGGTGTGGAAGCATGGCAAACCCTCTCTAATTATGCTTCGGCGCCGGCTTTTCGTCGCGGCCTGATTCGGCGACGTCGCTCGGATCGTCGGCGATGGTGCCGCTCGACGACACCGCGCGCACCAGGCCGAACGCCTTGATCTGCTCCTCCTCGGCGGCGATCTGCAGCAGCGTCTCCTCATAGTCGGCGCCCTGGTCGGCGCATTCCTTCTCCAGCGTCGAGGTGAACTGCGCCATCCGGATGCCGGCGGCCTGCGCCTCCTTGACCGGATCGACATAGCCGCGCGGCGGACCGATCCATCGCGCACACAGGTAGGCGCCCGGCGTCCGATAGAACGACGGCGCCCCCTTTGGCGCGACGATGTATCCGCGGTCGAACGCCTCCTCGATCACAGCGAAGTAGACCGGGACCACCGCCTGCTCGACGAATACCGCGAGCTTGCGCTGCACGCTGCGCCAGATCTCGTTCAAGGCCGCGCGCGCCGAGGAATAGTTGACGTGCGACCAGTCCATCGACATCTGCTCGTAACTGACGCCGAGCGCAGAGGCGATCGACTGCAAAAACGCGGTCTGGAAATGGTTGAACGCGGTGGTCTGTCGCGGAGACGAATTGATCTTGACCTCGTCGCCCGGCGGCAGCACCGGAATACGCACGCCGTTGAGGAACACGGGATTCTCGGCGAGGTGCTTGAGCCGCTTGTCGGCGTAGGTGGATCCGCCGGGCGTGAACGCCTGCGTGACCTCGTTGATTGGCAGATTCGAGTAGACGAAGGCTGAGAACAGCGCATTGACGGTGGCCGAGGCGAGTTCGGTCTGAGCGAACTGGCTCACCATCCGCAGATTGCTCATCAGCGAGGCGAACGGCGTCATCGCCCGCGACTGATCCTCGCGGTCGGGCTCGAACGCATGGATGAACACCGGCCGGCCCCAGCTGGTGGCGCGCTCGAACCGGGTCCACTTCAACAGTTGTGCATAGCGAAACCAGTCCGACGGATGGCCGTTGCGCACATGGTAGGCGAGCGGCACGCCATCCTCGTCGTACTCGATGCCGGCGCGCAGGCGCAGCGTGTCGGCCTGGCCCATCGGGTTCGACAGGCGATCCGGGTCGACCGTGCGCAGGCAGGTGGCGTAGCGCGCGTTCGGATCGCGCTTCCAGTCGAGGTAGCCGGTCGCCTCGCCGCGGATGCACCAGGTGCGCGCCATCAGACGGAATTGCCCGGCGAGCGACACCCGGCGCTGCGCGTCGTTGTACCGGCGCGGATCGGTCCCGAACGCGGTGAACTCCGCTTTCAGCGCCCGCGACAGGTCGCGCAGCTTCTTGCGACCGGATTTCGACTCCGGATCGATGCCGAGCTGATATGCGTTCGGCGTCGGCGCGACCTGCAGGCCGGCACCGATCAGCATGTCGACCAGCCGGGTGATACCGGCCGACGCGTTCGGATTGTTGCGGACGATGTCCTGCGCCCGGGCCGCAGCCATCGTGCGCTCGTAGATCGTCTCGGATTCGCCGCTGGTGAACGGCGGACGCCAGTTGTAGGTCTCCTGCGACTGCAGCGACGCCGCGCGATATGCCGTCGGCAATGTCCGGTTGTAATGCTCCGGACCGGTGTTGGACGCCTGCGGCGTCATCGGCGCGCCGAACTGGTCGACAAGAGCGGAACCAGCCATGTTTCAGACCTCGAGCTCGCCGGCGTCGTTGTAACGACGCGTCAGAGAGAATCCGCGCGCCTCGACGCGGGCGATCAGCTCGCCGACAGGCGTCAGCGGCTGCTTGTCGTCGGCCGGCGGCAGCGGCAGCGTCGCCGCCTGATCGTCGGTCTTGCGCTTGCGCCCCATCGTGTCCCCCTTCACAGCACGAACCCGATCGCACCGTGTTGCGGCTTGCCGGAAATCTGCGCTTCGAGTTCCTTGATGTAGGACTCCAGCGCCTCGCGGTTGGCCGGCGTGAACCGGGCCCGGTAGGTGCCGAAATCCACCTCGACGGCGGATTCGCCGAGCAGCAGCCGATGCCGCGCGTCGATCGCGGCGGCGAGACGATCCTGGTCGGTCATCGCGTGATCTCCCGAGACGTTCTGCGGTCAGGCGCGGCGAAAAGAGCCGATCAGCCCGACCCGATCGAACTCGGCCCACACCTTTTCCGACCACGACCGCACCAGGCCGCGCAGCACCACCGACGGACCTTGCTGGCAGAACTGCACGAACGATCCGCCCGCGGTGTCGACCGCCTGGTAGGCGTCGGCCTTCATCTGCGGCACGTGCACCGTGACCTCGGCCATCTTGGCGATCAGCCGCTCGGCGTCATTCTTCTCGTCGGCCGTGAATTCGGTGGCGTTGATGTGGTTCTTGACCAGGAAGTGCGAGCAACCGCCGCCGATACGCTTTGCCGCTGCGGTGACCTCCTGCATCGACGCGTAGGTCGCGCCGAGCACATGCAGCAGCACCAGGTTCATCCGCCCGGCGCGCACCTCGTCGAGCAGCTTGGACTCGTCGAGGGCGTCGATCGTCACCGACAGCAGGCCGGCACGCAGGTCGACGACCGATACCGTGTCGGCCGACGCATCGTCGAAAATCCGCATCTGGTCCTTGACCCGCGTGATATCGACCACATCGGCGCCAGCGAACCGCACCAGCACCCCGTTCGGATACTCGGTATCGAACGGCCGCGCCGGGATGCCCTTGGCGGCCAGATAGTCGAGCAGCGCGCGCGTGACGGTCGTCTTGCCGACGCCGCCCTTGTCGGCGCCGACCAGAATCACGGTCGGTATACCCATGGAATTGACCCTCTCAGAAGAACACGCACGTGCCAACGCGCGACACGATCGGAATGCGACAGGCTGGCACGACCGGCGGCGCAGACGGCCGCGAACGGCGCTTGACCTTCGGCCGCGCGGGCGGCAGCGGCACAACTCCGACCGCCGGCGCCGGCGACGCGAGCGCCGCAGCCTCGGGCATGGTCCGAGGAACGACGATGGCGGCCGGCGCCGGACGGCAAGCTTGCACTTGCTGCGCGCGGTTATTCCAAAACGACGACATCCTGGCGTCGACGATCCATGTCAGAACGATGATCGCCGCGGCAATGGCGGCAAGGCCGATTGGCATCATCGGGTGCATGTCGCGCGTCATGACGGACATCGGTTCGACCTCGTTCCCCGGGCCACCGGCGGGCCATGGGGCAGCACGCCCGCCGGCAGGTCCGAGGTGCTGCGTCGCCCGCAGCAAGGCATCGGGTTCGTGGCCTGTGATCGGTCGCAGGTCGCCGAAAACGGCAGTGCGACGTTTGAATGGCCAGGCGGGTACGAAGGCCGCCTTGACTAACCGGTGCCGTCAGGTTCCGCGGTTCATCGCCGCGAGTTGCTCCAGCATGCGCGTCATCGCGTCGTCGGCCGGTGCCGGCGCGGCGTGATCAGCCGGCGGCGGCAGACGCGGCGAGAACAGGTCCGGAGCGACCATGTCGGCCGGCACCAGCCGCTCGCGCGCCCGGTGCGCCCAGTCGTCGGCGGTGTAGGTCGATAGATAGGCGTCGGCGAGCGCCAGCCCGTAGATGTGGCAGTCGAGGAAGTGGTTGTCCTCCTGCCGCTGCTTCCAGCGCTTCCCCTTGCGGCCGTTGACCTCGACGTCGGCCAGGAATTCCGCCGTGATCTGCTTGTAGTAGTTGGTGTCGAGCCATGGACCAAAATGGATGTAGCCGCGGGGATATTCGATCACCCCGTTGTCGCCGACCCGCGCCTCGCACGCGAGGTAGGTGTAGAACTTCCCCTTGAGCGGCCAGGTGCCGACGGCGCGCTGCTTGGCACCACCCTTGATCTTGCGGCCGCGGTAGTCGATGTCCTGATCGGTCGCGACGCCGAGCGGCGGCCGGTGCCATCCGTCCTCTCCCTTGAGCGCCCGCACGCCAGGGTGCAGTCGCGACCAGGTGTAGACGACCTGCGTACGATAGCCGGCATCGACGCCGAACTCGTCCGCCGGCCAGCGATTACCGAAAGCGTCCGGCCATGTCCGCCGATAGAGATCGGACAGCGACGCGAACGCGCCATCGTCGTGGTCCGTCGTCGCGCCGTCGAGGTAATCGGCCTCGATCACGTAGCAGCGCCGGTCAGGCGTCCAGGCCAACACGACGTAGTAGATGCCGCGCATCTGCACGTCGGCGGTGATCGTCACCAGCAGCGCGTCGGGCGGAATCTTGCCGCGCTCGTAAGTTTCGAGCAGCGCGCGCTTCTGCAGCGCCTCGTGGTCGGTCGAAGCCGGCGTGACGTCGAACGGCAGGCCGAGTTTGAGGTTGTAGAACGGTTTCAGCTTCTCCGGATCGTCGGCCGCGGCGATGTACTCGGCCGCAATCACGTCCCATGGCACGAACGGCGACGCCAGCGCGTCGAAATGATAGCTCGGATGCCGGCCCGGGCCCGGCGCCGTCGCAATCCACCGCCCGGAGCGATAGACGGCGACCTTTTGCCAGCCTTCGATCACGCAACCGTTGGCCGGGCAAACGTAGTATGCCTGATGCGGGTGCGTCCGCTCGTAGCGGAAATTCGGCCCGAACTCGAACACGAACTCCCATTTTTGCCGCGGCGCGCCCGGATCGAGCACAACACCGGCCGGCGAGCAGTGCGGACAGCGCACGAACCACCGGCGCTTGTCGCCGGCCTCGTAGCGCGCCTCGATCGCCGACTCGCCTTTGATCGTTGGCGTCGAGATGCACAGCCGTTTCCACGTTCCCGACATCAGGAACATGGTCTGGCGGGCCGCAACCAGCGCCAGCGGCGATCCCTGGCCGTCGACGTCGTCCGGATAGCGGTCGATCTCGTCCAGAAACGCCTTTTTGATCGTCTTGGACGACAAATCCGCGGAACTGTTCGAGATCGCGAGGTAGAGCGAGTTCGAACCGTACTTTTTCTCGTAGGTGGTCGACGCCTTGCCGCTCCTGGCGGTCTGCGGCGCCACCTTGGCGGCCAGGGCCGGCGATTTTTCGATCATCCGGCCGAGTTTCTGGCTGTTGAAGTCGGCCAGCGTCGAATCGGTCGGCTGCACCACCAGCATGTCGCACGGATCGCGGTCGATCGAGTAGGCGATGGCCGCGAGCAGCACCAGCGTGAAGCCGGACTGCGCCGATTTCATCGAGTCGATCTCGTTGACCGGCGAATCCGGCCCGAGATGGTCGAGGATTTCGACCAGGTGCGGCGTCAGCGCCAGATCGAACTTCGATCCGGCGTATTCGCCGTCCGGAACGATCAGGTTGTCAGCCGCCCAGCGCGACGGCGCGATCGGCGGCGACGGACGAAAGGCGCCGGCGAGCGTACGCGCCACCAGCGTCAACGCGCCGACGACGCCTTTGACGTTCATTGCACCGTGCCGTCAACCGGCGGCGCCGCCAGCGCCTCCAGCGCGTCGGCGATTTCGGCCAGAATGTCGTGCGTTGCGGCCTTGAGCACGCCGCGGGCGCCCACCTCGCCATCTTTACCGACCGCGGCCGCCAATTCTGCGGCGCGCAGCGGCAGACGCTCGACCACCTGGCGCACGGTGCGCGCCGCCTGCATGATTGCGTCGGACACTTCGTCGGCCCTCACCAGCTTTCCGAGGCGCTCCTCGAGCTCGAGACGCTTCAACTCGGCCGAATAGCGCGCGTCGTCGGCCTTGGCGTCGCGATAGCCGGGCGCGTGCCGCGGTTCGGCGTCGAACAGGCTGTCGGTCTCGCCGGCGAGCTCGCGTTTGGTCGCCGCGCCGGCCTCCTTGGCCGGGTCGCCGATCTGGCCGACGGCGCGATCGTATTGCGCGACGTTCACCAGCCGCGCGCGGCCCTTGCCGGGCTTGGTCTCGACCAGTCCGGCAGCCACGAGCTTCGCCAGGCGCTCGGAGATCGACTGTTTCGAGACGCCTTTGCGCCGGGCGAGGTCCGAAACGGAGAGCCAGAGCCCGCTTTCGAGCAGATCGCCCGGCACCATTTCCGGTGTCGGGTTCATCGCAGTGTCCGATTCCGACCGGATCGACCCCGCACGAGGTGTCCGGTGTCAGGAATTCCGCAGCAGTGTCAACGATGTCAGGTCAGCAGAAAATCGATTTCGCTACCGCTTCGTCGGGGGCGGGGCTGCC